TACTGTTATATATAGGACTTTTACCTACAGGTATCATCTTTTGACTGAATACACTATTAGAGTTACGATACATAAGCATCACCTCGTCAAGCCATTCAAAACCTAAATATCAAGAAGGGATAACTAGGTTTAGGCAAGGGCTTTTTATCTTGCCATGAAATGATTATAGAACATAATTGTGGCACAAATAAGGCGATATATACTAGCCTGTGGATAACTTTTGGACACAATTTTGACACAATTGAATTGTGGCAGAAATAAGGCACATGGGGGGTGGGGTGGTCGCTTGGCTCGGTGGGGGGCAGGAAAAATCGCACACACTACACACACACATATACACCTCAAAAAATTTTATCAAATTTTAGACTTTTTTTTTAAGTCGAGAGGGGTGGCGCTTTTTAGTGTGTGATGTGTGATATGCGCTTTTAACCCCTCTCATTACAGGAGATGTACACCGCAATGCGATATACACTCACATTATAACCTAGCCCCCCTTGTATTACAACACCTTTTCATGTATAATTTAATNTATGGCAAAAGGCGATACATTAACCGCACAACAAGAGCAGTTCTGCTTAGAGTTTATAAAAGATCTCAACGCAGTTCGTGCTGCCATACGTGCTGGATACGGAGAACAACATGCAAAGAAGAATGCTTGGCAAATCATACGGAATCCTGCTGTGGCTGAGAGAATCTCAGAACTCAAGGCCGACCAAACAAAGCGTACTAAAATTGAAGCGGATGATATATTGCGCCGCCTAGTACGTATCGCTGAAAAAACTGAGCAGGAAGGCGATTACAACGCGGCTATCCGCTCCCTTGAACTNCTNGGTAAACACCAGGCTATGTGGACTGAAAAGAANATCACCGAGATGACTGTAGAGAATGCTTTTGCATCAGGCAACTCCGATGAAGATATAGAAAGAGATGTAGAAAGACTCAAGAAAATTGCAGCACCAAAACTAAAACTAGTCGGGGACAAATAATGGAACTAACAATAAAAAGAAAAGATAAAAATTTTCAAGAACAAATGCAAGATCTTTTATCTAAAAAAGATAAATTAGTTAAGCAAGATGCTGGAGATGGTAGAAATAAATATCAAGTAGCAATTAATAATTTAAAAAAGAAAATAAAAAAATATAATAAAGATTTAAAAAATAATGAACCTAAAGTTAAATTTAACTCTTTGCTTCAAGGCGTAAAAAAACAAGAACGTGAAGGCACATTTGATAGAGGTGCAGAAGATAAAAATAAAAAAGCTTTGCGTAAAAAAATGCTTGATAAACAAGATGGGTCAAAACGTGGTGGAGTACACAAAGGAACTACCGCAGATAAATCAAATGAATTAACTCAACGAATTGCTAATGATCCTGAATATAAAGCTTTAAAAGAAAAAAATAAGAAAAAAATAAACATAGGTAAAAGTAGATAGTGTCAAAGTTATACAACGAATACATAGCACCCAAGCTTGACAAAGCTGCAGAAAAAATACCTGGGTATAAAAAAGTAAAAAAGATTATACCCAAAGGTTTAAAATTAAACGTAGGTAAAAACAAAGTCGGTATTTCATACAGTAAAAAGTTTTAATGCCAACCATACAAATCACAGGAGATACAAATATGGTACTAAACCCACAACTAAACTTATACGATCCCGATAATCCACCAGAAGATTTACATTCACAATTAGTGATATGGGGAAAAACAGTATATGTCTGTAACAGTAGAAGATAGAAACGCCGCCTCAAGACTAGCCGTTAAACAAGCAAGAGATGACTTGTTAGCATTTGTAATGCTAATGAATCCCTCATTTAGTATTGGCCCACACCATAGAGTTCTATGTGATGAACTCATGAAGATAGCCAACAATGAAAATGACAGGCTCATGGTCTTTGTTGCGCCGCGTTCTAGTAAATCACTTATAACATCAACATACTTTCCAGCATGGGCTCTAGGTAAGAATCCATATTGGCAAGAGATTGCAGTATCACACAGTGATGACTTGGCCACAAGGTTCGGCCGTGCTATTCGTGATATAATAAATACGCCGCAGTACAAAGCTATATTTCCTCAAACAAACATTCGCAAAGATAACAGAGCAGCAAACAGTTGGGGTCTGCAACATAAAGGCAAAGAAGCAGGTTCATTCCTAGCAGCTGGTTCTGGATCAGGTATTGCAGGTTTTGGTGCCCATCTCGCTATTATAGATGACCCAATATCAGAGCAAGACGCATTTTCTAAAACTAGAAGAGAGAGTTTAAACGAGTGGTACGCCTCTGGTTTACGTACAAGGCTTATGCCTGGTGGTAAAATAGTTATAGTTATGACAAGATGGCATGAAAGAGATCTTTCTGGCCACCTATTAGCCATGGAAGACAGCTCACCTATGTCAGATAAGTGGGAAGTAGTACGCATACCGGCCCTAAATACTACAGAATCTTTAGAAAAACTAGAAAAAGCACGAAAAAAGCTGGTAAAACAAGGATATTTGTCGCAAAATTATACTAATTTAGAGCTCGGGGAGTCATTTTGGCCAGAAGCAGACGTAGAAAACGGATTTTGCTGGACAACTGAAGAAATAATACGTACAAAAAACAATACGCCCCCCTTTAAATTCGATGCACTTTATGGACAATCACCTTCTGCTGAAGAAGGTAACATCATTAAGCTAGATTGGTGGCAAAACTGGGATAATCCCAGCCCCCCTGATTGCGAATATATCATACAATCATGGGATACAGCATTTTCTACAAGAAGTACAGCCGATTATAGTGCTGTAACCACATGGGGAGTATTTAGTTCTGGTTTAGAAGTTCCAAATCTTATATTATTAGGAGCTGAGAAAGGTAGATGGGATTTTCCTACGCTTAGAGAAAAAGCAGTATCTAAATACCACGAACACAATCCAGATTCTGTATTAATCGAGAAAAAAGCATCAGGTCAATCTTTAATACAAGACTTGCGTTTGACAGGTATTCCTATATTTGAGTTTCAACCAGATAGAGACAAGGTTGCGCGGGCTTATGCAATATCTTCTTTATTTCACAATGGCAGAATCTATGCACCTTTTAAAAAAGATTGGGCTATGGAAGTAATAGATGAGATCAGAGCATTTCCTACAGGACTTCATGATGACTTAGTAGATACAGTAACACAAGCTCTGTTGTGGATGAGAAATGGTGGTTATGTATCAAACACAGCTGACACATTCCTTGACAAAAGAGAGAAAGAGATCTATAATAGAGAATCTAGACGTTACTATTAGGGGATATAAATGGCAATAGAAAAAAGAATACAATTGGAAGACGACGCGATATCAGCAGAAATACCAACTTCTGAAGATATTACGGCTATGGAAGATGGCGGTGCGCAAGTTACATTAACAGATCAAACAGAAATAGACGAAGCCGATGCAATGGGTCTTCTTGATGAAGAACCAATGATGGATACAGAACATGATGCTAACTTAGCAGATGTTATGGAAGACGCAGAAGTGCAAGCAGTTGCACAAGAGTTATTAGAAGGTTTTGATAGAGATAAACAATCACGAGAAGAATATGATGAAATAGCAGAAGATGGTATTAATCTTTTAGGATTACAATATGATGATTCAGCTGGTTCATTTCCAGGCTCATCAGGAGTTACACATCCGGTATTAGCTCAAGCAGTTGTAAAGTTTCAAGCAAAAGCATATAAAGAATTATTTCCAACAGAAGGCCCTGTGCGTACTGTAATAATGGGAACTCAAACTCAAGAAAAATTAGATCAATCAAATCGTGTACGTCAATTTTTAAATTGGCAAACACAAACACAAATGCCTGAGTATGGGCCTGAGTTAGATAAGATGTTATTTCATGTAGCATTATATGGCACATCATTTAATAAAACTTATTTTAATCCAGCCTTACAAAGACCAGTTACAGAATTTATAAAAGCACAAGATTTTTATGTAGACTATTATGCATCTGATTTAGAAACAGCAGAACGTTATACTCACAAATATTTAATATCTAAAAACGAAATAAAGAAAATGCAATTAGCAGGAGTATTTAGGGATGTAGATGTAGATGTAGATTATACTATTGACCAAACATCAGCTGATGAATTATCAGATGAAACTGTTGGTTCAAGTAAACCTGGTGAGAATGATGATTATGCAAGTATTCTCGAAATGCATGTTAATATAGATTTACCAGGATTTGAAGATTCAGATGGTATCAAACTGCCATACATAGTACATATGACTGAAGATGGTGAAGTACTAGCAATTAGAAGAAACTATGATGCAGATGATACGATGCGTAAAAAGAAAATGTATTTTACACATTATACAATGATTCCTGGATTAGGATTTTACGGATATGGTTATATTCATCTTATTGGTGGATTAACTAAAACAGCTACTTCCTCCATGCGTCAATTAATTGATGCAGGAACCTTTGCGAACTTGCCAGGTGGATTCAAGGCACACGGTTTACGTGTCCTTGCCCCTGACGAGCCTATTGCACCAGGTGAATTTAGAGAGGTAAACGCTCCAGCGGGTGACTTAGGAAAATCATTACAGATACTTCCATTTAAAGAACCATCATCTACATTATTTAATTTAATGGATTATGCTTCTAAACTCGCATCGCAATTTGCAGACTCTACTGATAACGTAGTAGAAAATGCAACAAACTATGGGCCAGTCGGAACGACTATGGCTCTACTTGAACAGTCTTCAAAGCTGTTCAGCGCTGTGCACAAGCGGTTACATGCCGCACAAACAAAAAACCTGCGAATACTTACACGTCTAGATTATGAATATCTTCCCGATTTATATCCATATGAAGTCGCAGGTGGTGCACAGCAAGTATTTAAAAAAGATTTTAATTTAAAATCAATTGATGTTATTCCAGTATCAGATCCAAACATGCCTACAGAGGCACATAGGATTGCAAAGATAAATGCTATTATGTCAATAGCACAACAAAATCCTGCAGCTTATAACATGGAACAAATTGGCATGGAATTATTTTCTGCAATGGGAATAAGCGAACCACAACGTTATTTAAAACAACAACAGCAACCATTTAGTGCAGACCCAATATCTGAAAACATGGCGGCGCTTAAGGGGGCACCTCTTCAAGCAAAACCAGAACAAAATCATGATGCTCATATTATTACACATGGTACGTTCATGCAGAATCCTTCATTTGAAAGTCCAGCAGTTCAACAACTTCTAGTCTCTCATATGCAAGATCACTTAGCTATGAAGTATCAACAACAAATGGCTCAGATGATTCAAGATCCACAAGCGCAACAAATGATTATGGCTGGTCAACAGCTTCCACCTGAAATGGAAAATCAGATTGCATTGATGGCCGCGGATGCTTCAGATAAAGTTTTACAATTTGATGAAGAGAAGACTAAAATCATGAATGGTGAAAAGAAAGATTCATCACAAGAACAATTAGAAATTCAAAGACAAGACTTAGCATTGCGTGCTAAAAAATTAATGGACGATATGAAAATGCATCAAGACAAAATGGATTTACAAGAATCTAAAATAATGATTGATGATGAAAATAAAGATGAAGATCGTAAATTAAAAGAAGCACAGATGGCAATGGACTCAGCAGAAAAATTAACATCTAATGTAGACAG